AAAATTCCCCCCCCCCTACTCAAATATAAATATCCAAAATATATGGTGGAGGATATACATATTTATGATCTAATATATACATATTAATATAAATTTAGTTGGTCTATATTTAATCTTAATATGTCTATTATATTTAATATCTAAAAAATATCTAAAATATATCTAAAAAATATCTAAAATATATCCTAAATATATTTAAATATATATATATAAATATGTATATATATGGTAAATTATCATTGTCCTAGATGTGGATATAAAACATTAATTAAAACTAAATATATGTGTCATTTAAGACGTAAATATATATGTAATAATAATAATACAGATGATACATTAAATGAAGAATATAAAATATATAACATAATTGATAAAATTAAAATTTGTGAAAATACCCAAAAAATACCCGTAAATTGTGATGAATATACCCATAAAACACTCATAAAATACCCAAAAAATAATAATGAAATAATTAATAATGATTCAGATGAAGATAATATAAATAAATGTGAATATTGTAAAAAAGTATTAAGTAGTTATAAAAATTTATGGAGACATTTAAAAACATGTAAAGAAAAGGAAAAAGATGATAATAATAAAAATATGATAGAATTAGTAAAATTATTAAATGAACAATTAAAGGAACAAAAGGAACAAATGAAAGAAGAAAAAGAACATATGAAAGAAGAAAAAGAACAAATGAAAGAAGAACGACAAATATTAAATAATCAAATTAAAGAACAAAATAGTCAAATAAAGGAATTAATTAAGAAAGCAGGAATAACAAATAGTAATATAAATATTCAACAAAATATTAAATTATTATCATACGGGAATACAGATATGAGTCACTTAACAGATAAAGATTATATGAAATGCCTGAATCATTCTAATTTTTGTGTACCTTATTTAATAGAACAAATTCATTTTGATCCACAGAAACCAGAAAATCATAATATCTATATTTCGAATATTAAAAATAATTATGTGATGCTGTATAATGGAAAAAAATGGATACTAAAAGATAGGGATGAAGCAATAACTAATTTAATAGATGACAAAGATGTTATTCTAGAACAAAAACTAGAGGAATGGATAGAAAAAGGTAATGAGTATCCGAAAATTATGAATAAATTTAAAAGATATATCGATAAAAAAGACAATAATAAAGTATTAAATAAAATTAAAGATGAAATTAAATTAGTTTTATTTAATAATAGAGGAATGATCGATAAGAAACAAATTATATAGAAAATATATATTATAAATTTTATATATCATAAATTTATTATAATATTTATATAAATATTATAATGTGTGGCATAATAGCTTTATTATCATTATCTAATAATAATGTAATTGATATTTTATTAGCAGGTTTAAAACAACTACAAAATAGAGGATACGATTCTGCGGGAGTATGTACTATGAATAAAGAATTTAGTATGTTAAAGTATGCGTCTACATCTAAACTAGATTCTATAAAGCAGTTAGAAAATGAAAAATTAAATATATTAAATTCAAATATTGGGATAGCTCATACAAGATGGGCAACACATGGTGCTAAAACCAATGAGAATTCTCATCCGCATATTAGTTATGATAACAAAATATCATTAGTTCATAATGGTATTATTGAAAATTATTCAGAACTTAAGATAATGTTACAAAACGAAGGGATCGAATTTAAATCACACACAGATACGGAAGTTATTGTAAATTTATTAGCATTTAATAATAAAGATTCCGATAATTTTGTAGATACTATAAAAAAGACATTAAAAATGATGTCAGGTACATGGGGTCTTGCTATAATGGATTTAGATAATCCTGATAAATTATTTTGTGTCAGGCACGGCAGTCCATTATTAGTGGGCCAAATGGATGATATGGTAATAGTTTCTTCTGAACAAAGTGGGTTTCATGGATTAGTAAATAATTACTTTATATTAGATAGCAATGATATATGTATAATAACAAAAAATGATAATAAAATACATATAGATACTAATAAAAAATATGATTTATATGATACATTAAGTACAAATTTTGACTTATCACCTACGCCTTATCCTTATTGGACAATTAAGGAAATTAATGAACAATTTGATGCATCATTAAGAGCAATAAGTTTAGGCGGGCGTTTATTAGAGGATGATAAAGTAAATTTAGGTGGGTTAGAAGAAAATAAAGAGGTATTAACACGTATAGATAATTTAATTTTTTTAGCATGTGGCACATCATATCATGCTGCATTGTATGGCATCCATTATTTTAAAGATTTATGTAATTTCAATACAATTCAGATAGTAGATGGAGCAGAATTTACAGAAAAGGATATACCTAAATTTGGTAATACTGCTTTAGTTATGTTATCACAATCTGGGGAAACAAAAGATTTACATAGATGTATAGATATTGGGAAAGACAACGATTTATTTATAATAGGTGTTATAAATGTAGTTGATTCAATGATAGCAAGAGAATCAAATTGTGGTTGTTATTTAAATGCAGGACGTGAAGTTGGAGTTGCATCCACTAAATCATTTACCAATCAAGTAATCTTATTAAGTATGATGGCTGTATGGTTTAGCCAAATACATGATAAGAATAGTAATAAAAGAAGAAATTATATTGAATGTTTAAGAAAATTACCATATGATATAAAAAAGACAATAGAAAGTAGTAATGAAAATAAAGATATGATGGTTGACTTATTAAATAAACCTAGTTTATTTGTTTTAGGTAAAGGTAAAGGCGAGGCAATCGCAAGAGAAGGTGCTCTAAAAATTAAAGAGATAACTTATATACATGCAGAAGGATATTCTGGAAGTGCATTAAAACATGGACCTTTTGCATTATTAGATGAGAATTTGCCTGTTATTTTGATAGCTCCATTAAATGAACATTATGCAAAAATGAATAATGCATATGAAGAAATCAAGTCGAGATATGCTCCAATCTTATTTATTACAGATGATGATAAGTGTTCGTATGAAAATAAAGTGATTGTTCCAAATAATAAAATATTTTGTGATTTATTATCAGTAATTCCTTTACAAATTGCAGCATATTATCTATCAATTGAAAGAGGATTAAATCCAGATTTACCAAAAAATTTAGCAAAATGTGTAACTGTTGAATAAAAAAAATAATTGTATATGTATATGATTAGATACTGGACATTATGGAATTATACTTGGTATCTTGGGGCAGAACTTGAATTATTACCATTTAATGGTGCGTTAAGAACGTCAATAATAAATACGAGTATTATCGGTGGATTTATGACATATATATATCCAAGAAAAGTAGTATGGAAAACAAAACATAAAAGATATGAATTACCATACTATCAAATAATAATATTAGATGGCATATTTCATCAATTACCTTTAATACGTTTATTATATTGTAATTATAGTGCTGGAACATGCGGTTTATACACAATCGCTCCTGCACTATGCTGGGTTATTACAAACACATATAATGAAATTGATTTAGATAAAATATATGGTATAAAAATGACATATTTATATTTAGGATCAGCGATTTTAACATCAATTTTTGGCATTGTACAACATCAATATATGTTGAAAAAGTAATTATTTAAATATAAATTGTATTTTATTAAAGAATGTATATACATTTAACCGATAAAGTTAAAATTAAAAATCCATTAGATAATTCAGATATATTCTCATATGAGGGACCAATGGTAGATATAGATTTATTACAGCAAAAAACAAATTATATAAAAATACAAGATATTTTGGCAGAATATGATATGCAATTAAGTTATATTTGGTTTGCAAAATTTAGTAGATATGATTCGTCTACATATCATTTTGTTGCTAGAACTGAAGATTGTAATGTATTTTGGAGAAAGTATGAGGGGAAATCATCTGGTTCAGGGGGGAATTATATTTATGTTAATGGTATTAAATATAAATTAACAGATATTTTAAGTATGTCAAAAGAGAATCGTGATGAAATATTTATCAACTAATTATAATATTTTAAATTTTTATCTATAAATTTAAATTGTAAGTATTAGTAATGATTATATTAATACCATTAGGTGGTTTAGGTACGCGTTTTAGTAATTCTGGTTATAATTTACCAAAACCATTAGTTAATGTTATGGGAAAACCTATAATTTTTTGGTTACTTGATAGTCTAAATATAAGTGATAATACTATTATTTATATTCCATATAATCAGGAATTATATAAGTATAGATTTGAAGAACAATTAAAAAAGAGGTATCCGAAATTTAATTTCAAGTTTATGATACTAAAAGAAAATACCAGAGGTGCAGCAGAAACGATACATATTGCATTAAATGATTTAAATCAAGACGATGATTCAATATTATGTTTAGATGGTGATAATTTTTATACAATAGATGTAATAAATTTATGGAATAATAAAAATAGTGTAATTGTATTCGATGATACTTCAAGTGAAACGGTATATTCTTATGTAAAATTAAATAATGATTCAGCTATTTCAGAGATAAAAGAAAAGGAAAAAATTTCTAATTTTGCATGCACAGGTGCATATGGATTTAGTTCATGGAAAACATTAAATAAATATTGTAAAAAAACAATAGATAATAATATTAGACAAAAGAACGAATTTTATACATCAACTGTAATTCAGGAGATGTTAAAGGATGATATAAATTTTAATATAAATTTAATAGATGATAATAAATATATATGTTTAGGAACACCGTTGCATGTAAGATTATTTTGTAATAATTTTCCTAGAATTAATGCGTTAAATAATAATCAGATGTTACCTTCGCAGAGATATTGTTTTGATTTAGATAATACGTTAGTAAGTTTTCCAAAGGTATCAGGAGATTATACAACAGTAGAGCCGATACAAAATAACATTAATACATTAAAATATTTAAAAAGGTTGGGACATGTGATTATTATTTATACTGCTCGACGTATGACGACGCATAAGAGTAATGTGGGAAAAATTCTAGCAGATATTGGAAAAATTACTTTTGATACTTTAGAAAAGTTTGATATACCATATGATGAAATTTATTTTGGAAAACCACAAGCAGATTTTTATATAGACGATTTAGCTATTTCTAGTTATGCAGATCTAGAGAAAGAACTAGGGTATTATCAGTCTGCGATTGAACCACGTGACTTTAATTCATTAACTTCAACAAGTTTACAAATATTTAGAAAATCATCAGACGATTTATCGGGCGAAATATATTATTATAATAATATACCAAATGAAATTAAAGATATATTTCCTATTTTAGTTAATTCAGATCCAAATAATAAGTGGTATGATATGGAAAAAATAAATGGGATACCTATTAGTAAACTGTATTTATCAGAAGAATTAACAACCGAACAATTAGGTCATATAATGGGATCAATTAATCGTATTCATAATAGTAAAAGTGTAATAAATCAAAATATTAATATATATTCAAATTATGCAGAGAAGTTAAAAAGAAGATATGCAAATTATGATTATTCAAAATTTGACATTGGCTTTAGCGCTTTAGCCAATAGTAATAATATTTATAATTTATTGTTAGAACAATTAACTGATTATGAGACTAAAAATAGAGGAATAAAAAAAGTAATACATGGAGATCCAGTCTTTACAAATATATTAATTAATCAATTTGGTAAAATAAAATTATTAGACATGAGAGGTAAACAAGGTGACGAATTAACAATATATGGAGATTGGTTATATGATTGGGCGAAATTATATCAATCATTAATAGGATATGATGAAATTTTAGAGGATAAGATAATAAATTTAAGTTATAAAAATAAATTAATTGAATATTTTAAAAATAAATTCATTTCTGAAAATTCAGAAGATGATTTCAATAATTTAAAATTAATAACTAATTCGTTATTATTTACATTAATACCATTACATGATAATGAAAAATGTGAAAGATATTTTAATTTAATTAAACTAAATTAAAAGTGGTATTTATAATTTCCTAGATCTAAAACAGATAAATAAAATTTTATTTATCTGTTTTCTCTGTTTTCTCTGTTTTCTCTGTTTTCTCTCATCCAGTTTATATCAATTTGCAATCAATTTTACTGGTGATAAGACGATGCATCATACACTTGATATTCCAGCGCCTGATCTTCGATGGCTTCTCCTAGTAATATGACAGCTTTTTTATGCGCAGCATCATCTACGAATTTGGCCAGGAGTACATTAATAGTGGGAAGTATCTGCGAATTGAGAACATATTTCTTAGTATATTCTGCAAGATACTTTGCGAACATATCAAGGGCGGGGATGAGCCCATCTTCGCAGCTGTTATCGTCCGCAAGATACTGTTCGTGTAGGGTATGGATGTCAGAGGACGATAGTTTAAAACGTGGATCATCACTTGACAGACCTTTCTTCGACTCTGTAATCAAGCGTTCGATTTCATTAGAGTAAATCTTGAACAAATCTCGAGTAGTTGGTAGTTCGGGCATCTTTGAGTAGAATAACTAACTAATGATCGATTACGAATAATTGATCACTAATATTAAATATTAATATGATTTATTGAACATTTTTTTTTCAATTTTTTTTAAAGTGTGGTCTAGATTTAGAGTCGCAAATGATAGTCAGGCCTGTATATAATTATTGTAATTTGAGAATATATTGATTTATAAATAACTTAAATAAATATGTAGTATAATATATAAATGAGCACAATAGACGATAAATTGCAGGAAATGTTAGATAATGCTGATTATGATTGTGCATTATTAAATGTAGATTTAGATAGGGATATACAAAATAAATTATTAGATTATCAGGTATTACATGTGCAGAATTTAGTAGGTTCTATTGAGAAAAATAATATAGCAATAGATACCTCAGATACCGGTTGTGGAAAAACATATTGTGCATTAGCCGTGTGTAAACATTTGAATTTATCACCTATAATAATATGTCCTAAAAGTATAATATCAAATTGGAAAAATATAGCGAAAATATTTGATGTAAAGCCTGTATTTGCATGTAATTATGAAACATTAAGAAGAGGTAAATATTATACGGATGAGGAATTATCAAATAGAGTTGCGTGTCCTTATTTGAAATTTAATAAGAGAGAAAAGAAATTTACTTGGTATAAACTGAAAGCAAATAATATTATAATTTTTGATGAAGTTCATTTTTGTAAGAAGAAAACAACACTAAATGGTAAATTGTTAATTTCATCATTGCCGTATAAAAAATTATTATTATCTGCAACGCTAATAGATAGCATATCATCATTTGAGATATTTACATATGTATTAGGATGGTGTAATAATATAAAAAAAACAAAGAAATATCTATTAGCAGAAACGCATAATTTAAAATCATTTGATTATGTAAGTAGTAAATTATATCCAAAATATGCATCTCGTATAAGTATTAAAGAGCTGGGTGATAAATTTCCACAGAATAATATTATAATAGATAGTTATAATGATGGTAATTTTAAATTAATAGATGAAGAATATAATAATATTAAAGAATATTATAAAAAGTTAGATGATAAACAAGAGAAATTAAATAAATCAAATTTATTAGTAGACATTTCATTTAGTAGACAAAAAATCGAATTGTACAAGATCGAAATAATTATAGATCTAACATATCAGTATATTCAAAATAATTATTCAATAGTAATTTTTGTAAATTTTCATAATACATTAGAGATGTTATCAAATTTATTAGATACAAAATGTGTAATACATGGTAAACAAACATTTGAAGAAAGGAAGGATAATATTAGAAGATTTCAAAAAAATCAAGATAAAATAATTATTTGTAATATATGTGCAGGCGGTCAATCAATTAATTTAAATGATATACACGGAGATCATCCAAGAATATCACTTATTGTGCCATCATATTCATCAACACAATTAGTACAAGCGTTAGGTAGAATTCATAGAGCAGGGAGTAAAACACCTGCTACACATAGAATAATATTTTGTTCAAATACAGTCGAAGAACATATAGCTAAAAAGTTAAAAGAGAAGGTAAATAATTTAGCAAGTTTAAATGATAATGATTTAGGTATATTTTAGTGTATAATAAATTAAGATATAATTTTTCTTTTTAGTGTATTTACTTTTGGTAGATTAAAATTATTAGAATTATATTTACTACCTAATGGAAGTGAGCAATTATTATTTAGAAGATAATTTATGCATTCAATGTGATCATTACTTTCTGCATAATAGAATGTTCCTCCCGAGCTTATTTGACATCCATTTTTATGAGCATATTTTAAACATTCTAAATTATTATATTTTGCTGCCATTGAACATGTATTTTCATTCCATGGACATTTATTTATGTCAGCATATTTTAAACATTTTAAATTACCATATTTTGCTGCTTCCGAACAAGTATATTCATTCCATGGACATTTATTTTTATGAGCATATCTCAAACATCGTAAATGTTCATTTCTTGCTGCTTTTGAACAAGTATATTCATCCCAAGGACATCCATTTTCATGAGCATATTTTAAACATTTTAAATCTCCTTTTTTTGCTGCTTCTGAACATGTTGATTTATCCCAAGGACATCCATTTTCATGAGCATATTTTAAACATTCTAAATCTCCTTTTTTTGCTGCTTCTGAACATATTGATTTATCCCAAGGGCATCCATTTTCGTGAGCATATTTTAAACATTCTAAATGACTATTCATTACTGCTTTCAAACATGTATTTGCATCCCAAGGACATCCATTTTCGTGAGCATATTTTAAACATTCTAAATGACCGTGTTTAGCAAGATCCGCACTTGTATATTTATTCCATGGGCATTTATTTTCATGTAGAAATTTGAAAATATTTAAATTACCATCAGTTGTAGCATGCATATATGTAAATTCATCCCATATATATCCATTAGAATGCATATATTTTAAAAGATTTATATATTCTCCATGTATTGCATATTTAATTATATATTCAGAATAATCATCAGAATCATCAGAATCATCAGAATCATCAGAATCATCAGAATATTCAGAATAATTCTTATAAATTGCTTGTATTAAATCAATTTCGTCCATTACAATCATATCATTAAAAGTTTCATATATATTATCATAATTTAAATCTTTATTATTTTCCACAAATTTATATATATCATTTGGGATATCATTCACTGACCAGTATCGTAACACATATAGAAGATGTGTTAAATCATCTAATGAATTTACTTCAGTTGTTTCTTTATAAAATTTTTTGGGAATATCTATATTTTGATTTTTGTTAGATAAAATTATATTATATAATTCAGAATTAATTAAATATTTAGGTATATCATCAATATTTAAGTGTAGACTCTCCATTTTAAATTATTATTTGGATTATATTGTATATATTGTATATTTCATATTTTTCACTACAAGTTTTAGATAGTTTGATATTGCCAAACTGACATATATGTCATGTAAAGAGCTGATAAAATTTCATAAAATAATATTTAGGGTTGTATTTACTCTTTAAAAATTAAGTATATAAAAAAGAAGATTTATTTTATATACTTACACATATAAAATACTTAAATAAAATTTGATAGTATTAATATAATGAAAAATATGAATGAAGATAATATTGAAACTAAAAACTTTGACGCAGATATCTCACAACTAATGAATTTAATTGTGAATGCATTTTATAGTAAAAATGAAATATTTTTAAGAGAATTATTATCTAATGCGAGTGATGCATTAGAAAAGCTTCGTTATGAAGCATTAACTGATAAGTCAGTATTAGATTCAGAACGTGATCTTAAAATTAAGGTATGGATTGAAGATGGTAAGTTAATAATTGAAGATACTGGTATTGGTATGACAAAGGATGACTTAATTAATAATTTAGGAACAATTGCAAAATCTGGAACTAAATTATTTTTAGATAAGGTAAAAAAGGGAGATTTAGATCAAATCGGTCAATTTGGTGTAGGTTTTTATTCGTCATTTCTTGTAGCGGATATAGTAGAGGTGTATACAAAACATAATTCTGATTCAGAATATGTTTGGACATCAAATGCTGATAAATCATATACAATTAAAAAAAATACAGAGTCTACCTTAAAAAGAGGTACTAGAATTGTATTACATATCAAAGAAGATGAAGATGAATATCTTGATATGGATAATGTAAAGGATATCATTAAAAGATATACTCAATTTATTAGTTTTCCAATTGAACTTTTAGAAACGAAGAAAATAGAAGTAGAAGAAAATTCGGATGATGATGATGATGACGATGATGATGATGTCGAAGAATTGGCGACAGAGGCAACTGATGTATCGGATGACGATGATGATGATGATAATAGAAAAACAAAAACAAAAACAGTAACGGAATGGGGTGTAATAAATTCCCAAAAGCCAATTTGGTGTCGTAAGCCTGATGATGTTACGAATGAAGAGTATAATGATTTTTATAAAAATTTAACGGATGATTATTCCGATCCATTATCATATAAACATTTTCATGCAGAGGGACAGTTAGAATTTAATTGTTTATTGTATATTCCTGAAAGAACCCAGATGGATGTTTTTGATCAGAGTAGTAAGAAGAAGAAAAATATTAAATTGTATGTAAAACGTATTTTTATAATGGATGATTGTGATGATCTTGTTCCAGAGTGGTTAAAATTCATGAAAGGTGTTGTAGATTCAAATGATATTCCATTAAATGTTTCCCGTGAATTACTACAACAAAACCATGTATTAAGACAAATTAGTAAAGTAGTTGTGAAGAAGAGTATTGAATTATTTACAGAATTAGCAGAGGATAAAGAAAAATATGAGATATTCTATGATACATATAATAAGATGATAAAATTAGGAGTTCATGAAGATAATAGAAATCGTGAAAAATTAGCAAAATTATTACGATTTTATAGTTCAGATACAAATGAGAAATATGTTAGTTTGGACGAGTATATTGCAAATATGCAAGAAGGCCAAGAGAGTATTTATTTCATAACTGGGCAAAATATTCCTTCTTTGGCATCTTCTCCATATATTGAAAATTTAAAATCAAAGGGATGCAATGTATTATATTTCATTGACCCAATTGATGAATATATGGTACAAAGTATGAAAGAATATAAAAAATTTAGATTAGTAGATGTATCTAAGGAGGGTTTTGATTTTAGTGATGGTGTTGATACAGCGTCAGTAACTGGTGAAAATAAAACTTTATTNTCATTTATGAAAGAGGTATTNGAAAAGAAAGTAAAAGATGTAATAATTTCAAAAAGATTAAATGATACTCCATGTGTATTAGTAACGTCCGAACAGGGTTGGAGCGCGAATATGGAGCGAATCGTGAAATCTCAGGCAATGAGAAACAATGAAATGGATCATTTCATGGTCGCAAAGAAAACATTAGAAGTGAATATTAATCATAATATTTTTAAAACATTAAAGGATAAATGTGAAGATAATGATAATAAAGAAGAGTGTAGTAATATCGTAAATATGTTATTTGATACGGCTCAAATAAATTGTGGTTTTATGTTAGAAGATCCAAGTGAATATGCTACTAGAGTAAATAGAATATTAGAGACTAGATTTTGTGAACAAAGTATATAAATAATTTTATTAAGCACTAGCTACATATGTAGCGGACATAATAGGTATACTTGCCATTAAATTTGCAATCGATAAAATACCTAATTTTCTTAGTGATAATATAAATATGGGATTATTTAAATTTTCAGAAAACATTAATGGGATAGATGTGTATTTGATACTATGATATCCACATTTTTGTAAGAAATGTAATATATTTTGATGATAATATAATTTCATATCTAATTTTCTTTGAATTTTATCATAAGTTTTAAGAAGAAATTGATTTTTAGTTTTTGGAATGACTAAAGTACGTATGTATAGTTTTCCAGTAGATTTCAGTTTATTTTTAGCGGATAGTAATAGATTAATAATATCATTAGAATAATTTATGGATTCAATAAATAATATTCTATCAAATGTTGCTGGTTTGAATGTATTATCAATTTGATTAAAATCTTTAAAATAAGGAATGATTCTTTTATTTAATTTCTTTTCTTTTATTTTATTTTGTAATTTATTTCTATATTTACCATTGGCATTTGTTAAAGCATAAATTTTAAGGTTGGGTAATTGGTCTGTAAAATAAAGGGCTGGACCTAATAATCCACATCCTGCATCTAAAATTGTCATATTATTTTTTAATTCTGCTAAATGAAAATCTAGATCATTTGCATGTTTAAAAGGGTGAGATTTATATATTCCATATTCGAATATATCTGAATAATTATATGGTTCGTGTTGAATTTCTATATTTTTTGTAGATATATTAATATGATTTTGTGGTATGTAATCATATTTTTTTGTAACATAACGTTGGTCATATAATTTAAATACTTTAAATAAATTAATAAGAATTATAGTTATAAAAAATAATAAAATATAAGGTATAATTTTCATATATATATATAGGATTTAAAATCTAAATTAAATATTTAATTTAGTTTAAATTAAATAAATAATATCTTACTATTAATATCAAAAAAAAATTGATCTTTTACATAAATCAATACAATATCATATAAACAATGATATTAAATTATAGATACTTTTCTATGTATCACTATAAAATCATTATCGCCTAGATTCGTAATATTATTATTATCGACTATTCCTTTTGTGCCATAAATACCCTCTCTTTTAATATTTTCAATCAGTTTAACTTCTTCTATTTCTTGATTAAAAATACCATAAAATTCAATATCTGATTTTACATTATCGTAATATACAATTAGATATAAGTCAAGTACAGAAGATGTTAAAAGTGCATCATTGTTTTTTAATTTGTATATTTTACCTGTTAGATTACTTATATTTGTATTTCTTATATTTTTTAATTCATTTAATTGTGAATGAAATATGTCAGTTTTAGATCCATAAATATTAATGCAAGTTAATGAGAAATAATCATAATTAAATTCATAATTCCATGTGATTATAATTCTAATATCATTTGTTTCCTCTTCATCTGTATCGTATTCTAATTTACTAATATTACATTTTGCGAATGGATTATCATCATCGTCATTATTTAACATATTATATTGTGGATTTTCTACTGGTGTAGGTAATCCCGGGGTTGGTAATCCAGGGGGTGGATATCCAGACTGTGATAATATATTCGTTTCATATTGAGGACTACCATAAGGGCTATCATCTGGACTATCCGGAGTAGTCCATGACATATTATGTCCACCATGTGAAGGCGCATGCTGAGGTCCAGGTGGAGGCCCAGGCGGAGTGCCAGGTGGTGTAATTGGTCCACTATGTGGAGGAGGAGTAGAAGGTATTGTTATATTTGGTAGATTTGTTAGTGCAGGCAGAATAAAGTTATTGAATATATTATCATCTATTGGTGACATTTCGTTATTGAACATTCCCGGATTAACAGTAGTTATAAAGTTATCAGATATGTTACTAATTTCATTATTATAATCAGTTGATATCTCTTCATCAACTGATTCTTCTGATGCAGGATTCATATTTGGTTCAAACATAGATATTGTATTCTGATCGTCGTCGTCTTCATCAGAGTTAATAATATTTTCAATTGATTGTAAATTATTATTTTGATTTAATACTAATTCGTCTGAACTACTCATTTATAAATATAAATAATATTTCCTTAACTAATATTTATTTCAATCTTTTATGAAATACCTCTGTTTAATTTAAGATGAGCTTTAACTAAATCATCATTGCATAGTGCAGACATTAATGAAAGCTCGCACGATAAAACACTATATATAATATTTTTAGCCAATATTTTAACATTTTCTCCTGGTTCAAGTGCGTTATCAATGCCCAATAGTTTTAAATTTGCATTTTGATCATCTAATTGTGTACCTCCTCCGATAGTAGCAACTTCTAAGGTTGGCATGTTAATAGTAACTAATAAATTATTATTTTCTTTTACCATATTTAAAATACAATAAGAGCTTGTTCCAATTTGTCCACAATCTTGACCGGTAGCAATAAAAATAGCAGCGACTATATTGGATGCATTGCAATTATTACCTCCAATCGTTCCAGCTAAACTACTTCCAATAAGATTTTTTTGAATATTTAAATTAATCATTTGATCGGAATTGACATTGAGAATAGATATTAAATCTTTTTCAGGAATTAAAGCATCCATTATAACTCTTTTTCCTCTTCCTTTAATTAAATTAATTGCTGATGCTTTTTTATCAGTACATGTATTCCCTGATAATGAAACTATTTCGAATTCAAACTTGTCTTGTAAAAATTTAAGTACATTATTAGAAGATTTACTAACCATATTCATTCCCATTGCATCACCAGTAGTTGCACAAAAACGTATGTGTAAATGTCGCCCTTCTTGTAAAAAATCGATTGTTTTTAGTTTTGTATATTTTGTATCTGTTTCGAAAATTGTTTTAATATCATTAAAATTATTTGAAATCCATGTTTTTAAAGTAAGAATTTCATCTAAAGAATTACATTTTATAACAGGAGCTCGTGACATGCCAACATCTTCAACGATAATATTCGTTTTACTAACATTTAATAATTTACATCCTCTATTAATAGATGATATTAAAGCCCCTTCTGTTGTTGATATTGGTACAAAATTTTCTTTATTGTCTATTTTAACAGGGCCAATAATACCTGTTGGCATTCGAACATATCCGACAATATTCTCACAATTACGATTTAAAATTTGTAAATAATTTAAATTTTTATAAGGTAAATCAGTAATATTATAATGCTTTCTTCGTAGATAAATACATTTTTCCAAATTTTTATTATCTAATTTCATATTATGTTTTATTAAATAATTTTCATAATTATATGGTTTTATATTTTTTATAGCCTTCATTATTACACTTTTTAAATATAAAATATTTCATATTAAGACTTAAATATATAAGAATATTTTTAAGAAATGAATATATTGGATCATATAATTATATTTATATCATTGGGTGCATTATTAGGTACAATTACAACATCATACTTATCAAAAACAAATGATATAGAAATAATAGGTTTTAAAGAGATGAATAATTTAAGTAATTTATCAAATATAAATATAGATGGTAAGGCTGCGTATTTATATACTAATAATACAGAAATACCAGATTTTAGATATACCGTTGGCAATGATGATTTATTTAATGAATTTTTAAAGAATACAACTCGAAATGATATAGAAGTTAAATATATTTCGGATACAAATATATTTAAATCATTATTATCAAAATTGCCAACAATATTAATAATATATATTATGATGAAGAGTATTAGTATGCAAATAATTGGAAATACATCATTCATTAAATTTTTAAATAAAAACGATGATACAAAAATAAATTTTAACGATATCGCTGGTTTAAAAGAAGTAAAAGAAGACGTAAAAGAATTTATTGATATTTTAAAAGGGCATGATAAATTTACTAAAATGAAATGTAAAATACCACGCGGTGCATTGTTTTATGGTCCACCAGGTACTGGTAAAACATTAATTGCAAAAGCAATTGCACAGGAATGTAATACATCATTTATGCATGTATCAGGGTCATCGTTTAATGAAATATATGTCGGCGTTGGACAGTCTAGAGTTAGACAATTATTTGAGAAAGCCAGAAAAGCGAAACCATGTATAATTTTTATAGATGAAATAGATACACTAGGTAAATCAAGAAGTAAAAATACGAGTGGACACGATGAACATGAGAATACATTAAATAGTTTATTAGCAGAAATGGACGGTCTGGAAGTGAATAATTCTATATTAGTTTTTGGAGCAACAAATCGACCACAAATATTAGATAGTGCATTGACCAGACCTGGACGGTTTGATAGAAAAATCGAATTTAATTTACCAAGCGTAATAGAGCGAAAAGAAATTTTACATTTATATTTGAGTAAATATCCAGTATGTGATAATCTAGATAAAATGATTAATTCAATTGCTGATATAACATTTGGATTTAGTGGGGCAGATTTAAGTAATTTATGTAATGAAGCAGCAATAAAAGCTGTTAGAAACAATAAAGAAAAGATTGATTTGGAGGAATTAGATAATGCTATAAATTATATATTGGTAGGTAGTAAACGTGTGAGTAATAAATTGGTAAATAGTGATAAAAAGATTGTAGCATATCATGAGGCGGGGCATGCATTTATGTCATATATACAAAGAGATACGGAAACTCCTCATAAAATATCTATAATACCAACAACAAAGGGTGCACTTGGTTATTCGATGTCAAATCAGAAGGAGAAAAAGTTAAATTCTAAAAATGAATTATTACAACAAATGGCAGTAATGTTGGGTGGTAGATGCAGTGAAAGTATATTTTTAGATGATATAACAACAGGAGCATCAGATGATTTAGATAAATTAAGAAAATTAGCGAAAGCATATATATGTTATTATGGTTTTGGTGATAAATTGAGTAATTTGAACATAATAGCGGATGATAGCGTAAGTGAAAAAACAAAACAATTAATAGATACAGAAGTACAGAATTTGATAATAATGTTAGATAAATATACTAAAAATATATTAGAAAATAATAAAGATTCTATTAATAAAATAGTTAAATTTTTATTAAAAAAAGAAGATATAAATAAAGTAGAATTTAAATCAGTGTTGGGTAAACATTTAGAGTCATCAATTAGCTTAGTGAATTAATAAATGATAAAATCTTATTATAATAATCATCCATAATCATAATATCTTCATTAATATCTTTATTACCATCAAGATAACAAATATTATAATTAGATTTATTATTTGTCAACCATTCATCATGATATTTATGTACAATTTGAATGTATGATTTTGAAACGGATGATTCTTCTTTTCTGTTTCTGCTTGACATTCTTTTGAAAGCAGTTTCTGGCAAAGTTCGAACATATATAACATTTGTAACTTTTATTTCTGGAAATAATGTTTTATACCAAGTTTTATATATGATATATTCTAGATTTGACATAAATCCATCATCATATAACATTCTAGCAAAAACATTTTTATCTGTTTCTACAGATCTTTCAGAAATAATTATATTTCTTTTTGAAGTTGTATAAGACATATTTTTCTTGATAGATTCCAATAATAGAGATGCTCGTGTAATAAATGCAAAATTTTGAAATGTATAAGACCATCTTGGTTTATCTTCATAAAATTTTTCTAATATATTTTTATTTTCATTATCAATAGTTGAAATCCATAAACTTACTGGTTCTTCTAAGAATGAAATATTTTTATTAGATTTAAATTTCATTTTAAGATGTTCAATTAATGTTGATTTACCAGATCCAATATTTCCATCAATTGATATTAGAACTGGCTCATTTGATTTTAGATATTGTAAAATATTAGTTAGAAAAAATGCAAGTAGTCCTAAAATTGCGGCATTATATATAATAGTGATGGATAGATCAATAATAGAACTCATTATTTATATTATAATAATTTTATAATATATATAGTTATAATTTCAACTTTTTACTTATTAAATTTCTTCTCGAGATTCATTAAAGCAAGTCCATATGAGCAATTTCTATATGTTGTATTTTTTTCTAATGTCAAATCATATACTTCATTAAATGTTGATTCTAATTGTTTTGATAATTTATTTAATATTACATCTTTAGATTCATATTCCTGTGGATATTTTTTATACATATTTTGTAAATATTCATAATTACTTACAATAACACCACCAGAATTAGTTAAAATATCAGGTAATACATCAATATTTCTATTTTCTAATATTTTATCTGCTTCAAAATATAGAGGACCATTCGCCCCTTCTAAAATTACTTTACATTTAAGATCTTTTGCAATATCTTCGTTAATTTGTAATTCTAAAGCGGATGGTATAACAACATCACATTCTGTTTTCCAAAATTCATTAATGTCTATTTCCTTATTTTGAAATCCTTTAATTGATTTATGTATTGATACAAATTTTATTAACTCGGGTATATTAATTCCAGATGTGTCTTTAATATAACATGTATGGTCGCCGACTGCGACGCATTTTGCACCTAACATATTTAATATTTTTGCACAATGCATACCAACATTACCAAATCCTTGTAAAATATACGTACTTCCCTGTAATGTAAATTTATTTTTTTGTGCCCAATATTTTAATATTTCAATACATCCATATCCAGTTGCCTCGGTTCTACCTTCACAGCCTTTTTTCTCAACAGATTTTCCAGTAAAATTATTTTCTTTACCAGTTAATTTAATCATTTCATCATTCATCCAATCCATCATTTGAGGAGTTGTACCAACGTCTGGTGCGGGAATATCTTTACCCTCCCCAATAACTTCATGAATTAATTTAATGAAATTTCTACATATCTCTTCTTTTTGTGAATCAGAATAGTCAAAAGGATTAATAGCAATACCTCCTTTACCACCTCCTAATTCTAGATTATGAATTGCTGTTTTATATGTCATCCATCCTGATAATGCTTTACATTCATCGAGATCAACGCGCTCATTAAATCTTAATCCGCCTTTATATGGACCTAATAAATTATTATGTTGGACTCTATATCCTTGTAATATTTTTGTTTTATTATCTATTAATAATGGTATATTTACTTGAAGTATTTTATTAGGTTCTTTTAAATAATTAAGCAAATTAGTGTTAATCTTAAAATGTGATAATGTATTTTTAAGTTGTTTATTAATAATATTGTATATTTTCATATAATTATATAATTATTATTTATAATTTATGGTATGAAATATAGGTAAATAGGTATTGATTACAAAACAATTAATTATATTAGATGTTGATTACTAATCAATAGAAATATAATAAATGACAATGTACTAAAATCAAATACTTTCCAAAAGTTTTGAGTATGATGATTTTTAGTTTTATTATCATTTGGATAAATATTATCACATGTCGATTTAATTATATATTTCCAATCATTTAATTTTTTATCTTTTGATTCATTATAATTATCAAATTTTATTGTATATGCAATAAATGTTAATAATAAAATAGTAAATAATATAACAATTGTACTTATTTGATACTTTCCATCTTCTACTATATATGTCATTATTAAACCATTAATTATAAAATATGCAATCTCACATATTGTTTTAATATCTTTATTTTTCATTGCTTTAATAAATTTATAAAACATAAAATATGCGAATAAATATAGGAAACTAGATCTGTCTGTCATTTTTTCATTATAATAATAAAATGATATAATTAGAAATATAAATGATAATTGTATTAAAGCAAAATTATTATATTTTAAATTATTTTTTGATTCAATATAGGAATCAAATGGTTCCAATATATATTGTGTTAAAGGTGAATTTATATTCATATATATATATTATATATAAAAATAAATAAATTTTATTTAATTAGCTTTCATATAACTCCATTTGTTATTACACAATGGACATACATTTCTTGTTTTTAACCAATTAGTAATACAATCATGGTGAAATGCATGATTGCACACACCAACAACAGCACATGATTCTACAACATCTGAATTAATAGATGGTTCAAAAATATTATTTCTACAAATTGCGCAATTAGTATTATGAACATTCCAATTCCAAAATCCTCTTATATGAACCCTATTAATAGTAACAAGGTCATCGAATGTTTCTAGTTTCTGTGCTAATTCCATTTTTATATATATAATATTTATTTGTATTATAATGAATAAAAATCAATTTTTATTCATCATAACTTCAACCATCTCTTGCAATTATCGTCTAAACTACAACTTCTTGTTTTTCATATATCCATAACTTAAATTTCATTACGAAGTTCTTCTTTTATTAAAGAAATTAATTTGGATATATGTGTTTTAACTAAATCGACATTGTCATCTTCTGAAGCACGTAATTCCCCATAAAAACGTTTAACATCATTGTCATTTTCATATCCAAAATTAGTATTAAACTCACGTTTTTCTTTATGAAAAAGAAGTGTTTCAATTACTTTAGGATAATCTTGAGACTGAGACATTTTATTTAACGCAAGATCACATGGAATTGATATACTTAATGAATAGTCATTTGGCAATACAATACTAAAACAAAAATCATCTATTTCTAATTCTGCTAATTTAGAAGCAAATATGATGGCTTCTTCTGTGCATCTAGATATATCTTCCAATACTGTCATTGTTCTTTAATAGCGGCTAAGGGTCCATAATTACTAATTATTAATAATGGATTATTAATAATTTTATATTTTCAATTTTTATTAAATTTTACACCTATAATTATATAATAAATCATTTTTTATTCATTCTCATTATCACTGTCACTTTCTCCATCACTTACAATAAATAATCCATTATCGAGATCATCAATAATATTAGAGTAATCTTTATTATCTACTAATATTTCATTTATATTTTTAGGAACAATATGATTGGGTAAATCATCCCATGTTTTATTCGTTGTTAAATAATATGATTTGGTAAGTGTAGATTTTCCTGCAACTACAATTCTTAAACCATATTGTTTATTAATTATATTATTAATAATTTTTAATAAAAATGTAAATTCATCGACGATGACATTATTTATTAATGACGAGCAATCGAATTTCCAAAATAAATCATTTTTTTCTGTTTCTAAATATTCTACAAGTGTTTGGTTATTTATTTTCCCTTTCATCATTTCTTCAACGATTTCTTTTAAGACTGCACTTTCTTTATCATCTATATTATTAATACTAAAACCACAATATGCTAATAACATATTTGCATGATAATGATATGTATATTTATTTTTAAATGTAAAATCCTGATAACAAGTTCGAAATTCGTCACCTATTCGTTGATTACTCTTTAATATATCTAATTTACTATTTGTTTTTTGTTGTTCAGTGTCCATCATAGACGATAAATTATGATATGTTGCCATTAATTTTTTATCGTTATATTTTTCAACTAAATCTGCAGTTATTTGTTCTTTACTAATATTATAATTCCTCATAAAATTATATTTTTTAATTTCGTAACGATCAGAATCATTCATAAAATTTTCTTTCCTCATGCATTTTTCTTTATATTCATCTTGCGTTAAGATTCTTGCAACCATTATATTTTCTATGTTTTCATCTTTTTCTTTTTGCTCTCTTGCTTTCTTAATTTCTTTTAATTCTTCTGATATATTTTCATTATTTTCAGTTTCATGAAATTCAAGTTGATAATTTTTAAATTTAGCATAAGCAAAAAATGATGCAGTGAAATTTAATTTATTATCAATTTGTTCTTTACAGTTTCTAACATACAAATCATATATCGGCTCTTTTTTGTATGGATAATATAAAACACGCTCTTTACCGACACGTTTATATTTTTTTTGAATTAAGTTATTATCCAAATCATGATAAGTAAGATAATGGTCGTTGCATAACATTTCTTCAACTTGATTATATGATATTAAGTCATCAACTCGGTCAAAATATTTATAATAATCGAAACTAATATTAATAACATTTTCTTTAATTGATCGAACGCGGTGTAACATTTGACAGAACTCTTGTGCACCAAGTGAATTATGACACCCGTATGCAAAAATAGAATCAAAATGTATTGGATCAAAAGATACACCCATACATACCGTAGGTGTATAAATTACAACATCATAATTAACCCATGTCTCGTTTACTTTTAATAGTTTTGCAAGTTTATCTTCATCGCTTGTTTCTTTATGAATTAACATAATTTTCTTTTTTGGAAAATCAACTAATAGTTTTGAATATAAATCTTTCGCTTTACTATTTGATGCCATCGGAATTGCCACTTTTTTATTCTCAAGTAATTTATGTTTTAATTCATTTAACCATGTATTATATTTCATATACTTTAATGTATAATCTTGAAATGGTGTAAATTTATTAATAATTATTTTAATATCATTTTTAGATAATATATTTTCAGGATCAATTAATGAAGTATAATAATTAATACATCTATCTGATAAATCTGCATCCATGATAATAATATTCTTTGCATCTGTAATTCTATATTCCAAGTTACTAACAATACTACTTGCTTTATTATTTTTAGTAAAATGTGAAGATGTAACATATCTAGCTAGACTTTCACATTCGTCAATAATAATTAAATCAAATTTGTCTATTTGTAATCTTAATAGTGAATCAATTTGTACAATAACTCGTTTATCATAAATATAATGTTCATCTACTTCAGAGTATAGTTTGAAACCATATTTTTTAAGATCTGCTGATAGTTTAATACCAAATGTTCGTCTACTGGATATAAATAGTATTGATTTTGGACAAATGGCCTTATTTTCAAAAATAGTTTTAATTAAATTTGTAGTTTTGCCAGTGCCTTTTTCACTTTGTAATGCCAATAATTTTTTGTTTAAGTTTGGTTTAAATTGTTTTTCACTTAATTTATTTTGTGAAATATAGCTAATATCATATTTATCATTCGCTGTAATTTCGATCTTTGTCTCAGGATAAGAGACTACTGTATTTTCAATATTACTTCCAGGGAATGCATATCCGCCTTCTTTTGCCCAGTAAATTAAAGATCCAATTCCCAACATTTTTTTATTTATACATCCCGTTTTATATCCTTCCCAAAACTTCTTAATATCCTGATAATTATATTTAGAACTTTTTTGACTCCATTTATTGAAAATCTCAAAGTTATCTTCATTCATTGAAAATAATGCGATACCAACACGATTCCATTTTGTATATTCATTACAATATTCTTCAGGAAGACAATTCATTATTTGTTCTAATTGTGCATTATCTTTAATTTCAATCACCTTTTTCGCAGGATTGTCACATTCTGCTTCTTCTTCAATCATTTGAGATGTAATAATATTTTTCTTTTCTAATTCATCAATCGTTGTAATTAATGTTTGTACAAAAAAATGTAAGTCAGAACTATAATCTGATGCGATACTCGTATACTTATTATTAATTTTAAGTTGATGAGGTAATAATGGATATTTCTTACCTTTTTTCGTAGAATAACATGTTCGCAAACACGTTTGCCCATAAATACTTGGATCACAAAATTCTAGTTTAACCTTATCTTTAATCATTCTAAAAAAGAAATTTTTGCAAATTAAATGATTTTCAAATGCAAGTCCTCGAAATACAACATGAGCACTTTGTTTATTGATTTGCTTCTTTGTTTTTAAAACAATTATATTATTAATTTCATAATTATACTCATAAAACTTCTTTGCTGATTTAATAACATTCGAAATATTTTTTGCAATTAATTTATTGAATTTTTCATCATCAATATCCTTTGGCGCATCAATATCCAATGAAAATAAAATATTGGTTTTATCTAACCATGATTCATAGAAAGATGCAAGTTTATTTTTCGATTCTGTTTCTTTAATAGAATCAAATAATTCTTTTTGAGTCATAACATAAAATTGCTTACTACCAAATTCATCTGAATCTTTTTGGATTAAACGAAGATTAGGATCATTTGATTTTTGTAGTTTAATAACTGCATCCTTTTTTTTATAAAAGGTCATGATTTATTATTCAATATGCTTAAAATATATATATTTCATTTTTCATTTTTTTGATAAAATTGATTTATATTGGTTATATTTAAGGATTTATCACTTATATATCAGTAAATGGAAAAATATGATAATATACCATGGGTCGAGAAATATCGTCCAAAAAATATAAGTAAGATTTTAGAACAGAATGAAATAATTAAAACATTAAAGGATTGTATTGAAAATAGTTTGGCATTGCCACATTGCTTATTTTACGGACCACCAGGTACAGGAAAAACAACAACCGCATTAGCAATATGTCATCAATTATTTGGACCATTGTTTTTTAAGGAGCGTGTATTAGAATTAAATGCGTCTGATGAACGAGGTATTAAAATTGTAAGAGATAAAATTAAAATTTTTGCAAAAAAGAAAATAAATGGAAATATACCACAAGATTATAATTATAGATGTCCGCCATATAAAGTTATAATATTAGATGAAGCAGATGCAATGACAGACGAATCGCAATTTGCATTAAGAAGAATAATAGAAGAAAATTCTTTAACAACAAGATTTTGTTTGATATGTAATTATGTTGCGAAAATAAATAAACCTATTATATCTCGATGTGCTATTTATAGATTCAAAAATTTAAGCAATACTGCTATTATAGCGATGCTTACAAATATTTGTAAGAAGGAGAAAATTACAATTAAAGGTAAATCGGTTGATCGGATAATAGATTATTGTGATGGGGACTTGCGTAAAGCAATAAATACATTACAACGATTAAAATTTTTATCAACGAATGACATCAATGATAATATTTTGAACGATATTTCAATTAAAATGAATCCAGCAAATTTTTCGAATTTAATAGATAAATTAAGTAATGCTCCAAAATATAAAGAGATTTTAAATATTACACAATTTTTTATGAAAAATGGATATGGTGGAAATATCATATTAAGAGAAATGTCTAAACACATCATAACTACAGATAAATTAAGTGATCAACATAAGGCATTAATATTTTTAAAATTATCTAGTTTAGATCATTTATTAAACAATAGATCAGATGAAGAATTAATTCTTATTAATTTCTTAACATACTTCTCTAATGTGTTAAATAAATATAAATAAAATATATATTATTATATAATATAATATAATTTATGACGAGAATTTATATGGATGGTGTTTTTGATTTATTTCATAGAGGACATTTAGAGGCAATTAAAAAATGCAAAGAGTATGGTGATATTATAATAATTGGTGTAGTTAGTGATGACGCATGTATGTCATATAAACGTAAACCAATTATACATGAAGATGATAGGGTTGAAATAATAAAAAATTTAAAGGATGTAGATGAAGTTGTATTCCCTTGCCCATTAATTGTATCTGAACAGTTTATTGTAGATAATAAGATCGATATCGTACTTCATGGATTTTCAAATGAAAATGATTTAGAAAAACAGAAAGAATTTTTTGAAATACCAATTAAATTAAATAAATTTAAAACAATAAGATACTATGATAAGATATCTACGACTGATATTATTAATAATATCAAAACAAATTATTAATTTATTTAGATGCTATATAGATGTTATTAATATTATTAACAATAATATTAATATTATGTCATTTACATATAAATGAAAGTATTATTAGCTCATAGAGGATTAATCGATAGATATCCTGAAAATTCATTAATGTCAATATTAGATATATTTAATTATAAATCTGATAAATTTAAATTGGGTGTTGAATTTGATATTACATTGACGAAAGATAATAAACTCATATTATTTCATGATAATAAAATTTCTAATATTGAAATTATAAATTTAACATATAATGAGATAAAACAAATTAATAAAGATATTCCATTATTGGAAGATATATTCGTACATTTTCAGAATATGGATTATATTTTAAATATTGAATTAAAAGGATATCCTAAATCAAAATTAATATATTGTAATTTATTGATAGATCTATTACATAAATATGATAATATATTGTACTTCACAAGTACATTTAATAAAGAAATATACAATATATTAATAAGTAATGATATTAAATGTTATTTAATATCTGATAAACACGACAAACCATCAGATATAGTACATTATAGTCAAATAAATGGTCAATGTAAAGGTGTATATACATTATATGATGAAGATTTTGATGATATATATTTAGATAAAATACATAATATTGATATATTAATAACAGATGATATTAAGAAATTAATAGATTTTTTATCTTAATTGAAAGTGCCTAAAATATTAGTTAGTTATTATATATAATGTAAATATAGTACATATGTATCCAAAAACCTTTATTATAAATACAGTAGAAGGTAGTTACTGTTCACAATGTAATTGTATTAATTTAAACTGGAATAATAAAATAGAACAACATTATTTAAAATATTCAAATTATTCAGAATATAAAGATTCATTGGAATCTATTCTAACATTATATGATTTTATTAAAATGTATGAAAAGTATCTATGTGGTGCAACAATCTATTTTAAAAAATCAAAATTAAAATTAAATATAAAAAATATAATATGTTTAAAATATCTACGTATAAATTTACAAGATATACATAATGATTTTTGTATAAATGATATATTTTCCAATCATATTATATCAGATGATATAATTGTTATATCATTAAATGTTCCTGAATACTTATTACATCCTTTTAAAATTCATAATCATATTATTAATAAACAATATTATCATTATGATAATAGAAATAGTTATTACCGACATTTACAAAATAATATGAATCATAATCATCATAAGAATAATTGCAGAACTAATCATTATAATCATAATATGCATAATCATAGTCATTTAGATAATCATAAGAATAGTTGTGCAATTAATCATTATAATCATAGTAAATTACATAATCATAATATGCATAATCATAGTAATTTAGATAATCATACTAAATTACATAATCATAATATGCATAATCATAGTAATTTAGACAATAATAATCATTCACATAATCATAATATGCATAATCATAGTAATTTAGATAATCATAATCATTCACATAATCATAATTCGCATAATCATTTAGATAATCATAATCATTCGCATAATCATAATATGCATAATCATTTAGATAATCATAATTCGCATAATCATAATATGCATAATCATTTAGATAATCATTCACATAATCATAATAATAGTCATTTAGATATACATCATATACAAAATGATGATATTCATAATCATAACGAATTAGATATCCATAGTAATAATGATTTAGGTATACATATTACTAAAAATAATAACATATTAACAATTGGTATAATCATTCAAGATGATTTATATGGAGTAGATCAAATAAATATTGAAAATGCAGTAGAACATATAAAATTAAAAATTATGAAATTAAATTCACAATGTACATTTAAAGTTATTTACTATAAAATTAAACAAGATGAGAGTATTTTTAATAGCATAAAATATATGCGTAGAAACTATTGCATAGATACATTCATATGTGGACCAATAAATAACGAATTAAATAATATAAAAGATTATATTGATAATAATAATATTTTATTATTAATTTTTGGTATGAGTATATTAAATGAATATTTATCTAAAAATATATTATGCTTATCTCCAACAGTTGATCTACAAAAAAATGCTATGATAAATTATATAAAAACCATAAACTTAGATACAAAATATATAATAACATGTAATAGTAATCTTACACATAGTACAAGACTAGCGAATGATGTTAAAGTTGGACTAAATGATTCCGATAATATAATTTTAGATTCATCAATAATATATGATCCAAAAAATATGGACATGGTTGATATATATAAAAAAATTAAAATGCAAATAAATATAGCATTAAGTAAAAATATTCAAAAAGAGAATATATATTTATATTTTGTTTCATCACATGAAATACTTTATTTTATTAATTATCTTATTAATAGTGAAGATAAATTATTAGAAACAATCAAATGGATTGGTGCAGATACTAATTATTTAAATTTTGATAATTGTTCAATGAATGATTTAAGTGATAATTCCTTAATGAATGATTTAAATATTGATAAAATTCAATCATTTTTAGTTGATGTTAATTTCATAACATTATGTCATACATTTTATAATTCAAAAGATAATTTACAAATAGTAGAAACAGTTGGAGATCATCCATCAGTATTAGAAATAACGGATTGTTTGTGGATATTAGCTACGGGTTTTTTTATAGCACATTCATATGATAATAACAAATTAAAAAAAACAATTATTGATATTTCTAAAAAACAATATGGATTAACAGGCAATTTAACATTAAATTCAGATGGGAGTAGGCAAAATAATAAGTATAAATTTAAACAAGCATCATTTTCAGGTAATAAATTTATATGGACTAGTTGTGGGGATTATGAAAATCTTTAATTATAATTTAATAATATAATATTTTTTATATTATTATAAAATAAGAGTATATGTATAATAAATTATTTATAATACAAATTTGCAATGGATATTATAATCCACGTAATAAAACTATAAACTTACATTCAAATAATATTATTAATGAGCACGAATTTTTAGAACCAAATACTAAAAATTTGCCCCTTGTATATAGAACGGAGTTACGTGAATTTATAAAACTTTATAATAATGCAATTAATGGTGCAAAATTAGTAATTAAAAAAATCAATCTAGAGTTCATAATTGATAATGTTATTTGGAAAGCGCCAAATAATGGTACTAGTAGTCATTATCAATTTAAAGTTAACGATATATCAACTACATATTCTGATTTACCCAAAACACATAATATAAGTTTAAATAATGAAATTTTGCATATATATTTAAATGTAGAAAATGATCAATGTATGAATGATATTTATTATGATCAATCTAATGACTCTGCATCTGGATATGAACCCAATAATGATAACTGTTTAGAATCCAATAGTGGTTCAGACCATGAAGTAGAATATAATTCAAATAATGAACAAGATATATGTACATTAAATACATGTAATGATCTTAATATTAACTGTTCTGATGAAATAATCAATCATCCATATACTAAATATAATAATATATATCATACGATCAATACAATTAATATTCCAAAAAAGTTACATATTGGTGTATTAATACCATTATCTGGAATATTGTATAGTGAGGGTAAATTAGCTAAATATGCACTAAATTATATGAAATATGAAATAATGGAAATAGATAAAAATATAGAATTTAATTTTATATTTACAGATACTAATTCAGATAATAATTTATGTGAAATACTAAAAAAGTTACATAGAGATGATAATATAGATATATTTATTTATGGTCCTGTTGATAATAATATGATAAAATTTGCAGACCCATATATAAAGGCAAATAATTTATTATTATTAACATTTGGTCCAAGTTTAAAAAATGAATATATATCCGAAAATATATTATCATTATCCCCAGTAATGGAAATACATGTAGACGCGATTGTTTCATATATGAAATATATTAATAAAACCACAAAAAAATACATAATCCCATGTTATATTAATAATATATATGGAACAGATTTATTTAATAGTGTAAAAAAAAAGTTACATGGTATAGATAAAATAGAATTAGAAATTCCAATAGTTTATAATTTAGATGATATGAATCATGAAAACATGTTATTTGACATTAAAAATAAAATAAAAAGTTTATTGAATAAAAATATTAATAGTTCCCAAATTTATTTGTACTTTATATCGTCGTATGAAATAATAAATTTTATAACTTATGTAATAAAAAATGATACAGATAATATATTAGAATCAATAAATTGGATAGGTACAGATAGTAATTATCTAATCTTCAATTCTTATTTGAATAATATTTTAAATTTTAATATTAATAGTTTAATATCATTAAATCGAATAAAAGAATTTATGAATACTGTAAACTTTATATGTTTAGCACATGACTATGATGATAATCAAAATAATAATAGAATAATACGTGATATAGGATATAATCCATGTACATTAGGGATAGCAGATTGTTTTTGGTTATTAGCACATAGTTTTTTGATTACAAAATCGGCGAATAAAAAACAATTAAGAAATACAATAAAAGTAATATCAAGTAAACGTGTTGGTTTAACTGGAGATTTATCATTAAATTGTAATGGCAGTAGATCATATAATAAATATGCGATTACCAAAGCTTTTTTATGTATAGAAGAATTTAAATGGGAAAAGATTGGTACATATGATGATATGGGTGGATTAGTAATGGATTAGAATATAATGGAAATTGAAAATTGAATATATAAAGATATAATGTTTATATATTCAAATGGCGAGTACAATACCTTGGATTGAAAAATATCGTCCAAAATCCATTAATGATATTATTTATCATGACGATATTGTAAATACATTAAAAAAATTAATATGTAATAAGAAATTTCCACATAGTATATTTTTTGGAGCTCCCGGTACTGGAAAAACAAGTACTATTTTGGCATGTGCCAGAGAAATATATGGTGATGGATATAAATCAATGGTATTGGAATTAAATGGTTCAGATGATAGAGGAATTAAAGTAATTCGAGAACAAATAAAGGAATTTTCTGAATATAATCAATTATTTTGTAAAGGTGTTAAACTTGTAATTTTAGATGAAGCAGATTCAATGACATATGATGCTCAATTTGCATTAAGAAGAGTAATAGAAAAATATACACATAATACACGATTTTGTTTAGTTTGTAACTATATATCGAAATTAATATTAGCATTACAATCTAGATGTATTACATTAAGATTTTCAAATCTTGGAGACGAAGTTCTATATAAAAGATTAAATGAAATAATAAAGATGGAGAACATTAAATATGACAATGATGGTATAAAAACAATAATCGAGATATGTAAAGGTGATATGCGTAAATGTATAAATTTATTACAATCAGTATCTATGGCAACAAGTGATGTGAATGAATTAAATGTATATAAATGTTCAGGTGAACCAAGTTCAAAAGTATTTAATGAATTGCTAGATTATTTAACAAAAAATACATTTGTTGATACATATAATTATTTGAATAATATTCGATTAGAATATAGTATGTCATTGATAGACTTAATAAGACGTATCGATAAATTTATTTTAAATTTACAATTATCTGACAACCAGTTATCAACCTTAATAATAAATTTATCGAATGTTGAGAATAATTTATCTAATGGCGGAACAGATGAAATTCAATTAGGGTCAATGATCGCTTGTTTTTTTAATTTAAGATATATAAAATGAATAAATATCTATAGATTTATAGATGCCTTTGTATAAATTTTTAGATTCTTGTATTAAATTAAATAATTTAGAAAATATAATATTATTAATATTAAAAAATTATAGTTTATTTGACAAAATTAAAATTTTAAATAATAATTTTAATAAGTCATTATTTGATGTAAAAATTTATAATAAAACAAAAGATGATGAAAATTTAATGTTAATGTTCCGAATATTAGAAGCAAAATTTTATGATAAAATAAGTAATGTTGCTATACGAGATATAAAATATAATTATGAAATAAATAATGATAGTAGTGATAATAGATATTTAGTATTTGCAACAAATACTACGTTACATTTTGATATTTTAAAAGTTTATTTATTATTTTACTATGTTAATTTGAAATTATATGATAATAAAAAATATTTAGGATTAGATTTTGAATTCAATACAAAGGTTGTTGCTATGATGCAAATAAATTTTGAACAGCCACGTTTGGATTTATATAAATATAGTTTGATATTTTTATTTCATCCGAATCAATTTACTGTAAAATGGAAATATTTCTTTGTAAATAAGATATTATGCAATGATGTATATAAAATATTACATGGTTCTGATGCATTAGATATACCATATGTTTATAATGATTTATTAAGTGAAAATCCGAAATTAATAAAAAAATTCAATAAATATTTCATTGATACTAAATTTTTATGTGAATATAAATTTTATGAAAATAATCAAGAGTTAGGTAAATGTAAAATATATCATGTTTTATTAAATGAAAATATAATTTCACAAAAAGTGTATGATAAATTATTAGAAAATGAAAAACAAATGGGACCTATATATGATATATATATAGATATCAATCGTCTTAATGAAAATCTAATAGATTATACATTATATGATGTATTATTTTTATCTCATTTAGTTGAAAAATTACAAAAAGATATTAAAAGTTTTAAATTGATAAATGAACTTACACAACTAACTTTTATTGATAAAAGAAAAATTATAGATATAATTCCTAAATTGGAAATAAATAAAATAAATAATTTTATTATTTACATTAAAAAACCATATAGGTTAAATGATTTATTTAATCTATTTCTAAATAAAATAAAAGAAAATATAAAAATAGATAAAATATTAAAAATTAATTATTTTAAACTTACATTAATTATGATTTTTAAATATGAGTTTTTTATTTATGCTGTAAATAAATATGATATTTATGAGAAATTATCAGAAAAGATAAAATATACAAAAACAATTTTATCATATAAATCTGATTATTTGGATAAAATTAATACTATTAATATTATTAATGATGTAAAAAAATATATACATGCATTTTTTAGTAAATATTAACCGTTATAATTATTTTATATAAACATATTTATAAAACATTATGAATATATTTATTGAAATTAGTAAAGGGAGTAATCTCAAATATGAACATGATAAAGAAACAAATAGTTTAATATTAGATAGAATATTACATAATACAAATATATTTCCTTATAATTATGGATATATTCCAAATACATTATCTCCAGATGGAGATGCATTAGATATTATTATCTTATGTGATTATTCAATTCATCCGGGATGTTATGCTAAATGTAAAATTATAGGAGGTATAGAAACAACTGACGAAGCCGGGGTTGATGATAAAATTATAGCAGTATTAGATGATAATTTGGATCCAAAATCAAAGTATATAAATGATATAAGTGAAATGAATAAAGTTGATTTGGATAATATTTTATATTTCTTAAAACATTATAAGGATAATGAAAGTAATAAATTTGTTACTATAGGTAAAGTATATAATAAGAAAGAAGCTGAAAATGTAATTAAAAAATATACATTAAATAAGTGAGTTATGAAACCCTGACTTGGTATATCCTGCTGCATTTCTATGTCCGCCTCCGCCAAAAATTTTCGAAATCTGACTAACGTCTGTTTTCGAATCAATAGAACGTAAACTAAATTTTGTTAAATTTTTAGCATCATCATAGTTATAGACAACACTGAAATCACAACCAGGATTATCTACAAGTTTATTTCCAACTTCATTTTTAAATAAATTTGTATTAACATATGCGACATTATATATTTTATCGTCAAATTTCTGAGATTTAATTATAGATGCTCTACAAATTATTTGAATCATTTTTTTTTGATATGATTCTAATATTTTTCCCTTTTTAATTAATTCATTCAAATATTCTTCATTTTCTAATTTTTTCCATGATTCGAAATTAAATGTGATTTCATTTAATGCTAACATGAATGGCTTTGTTTCAGGATATTTGAATTGCCATAAATCGTAATCTTCAATATACTGCGCAAATCTAGGAAGCGGTTTATCTGGAAAAAAATATTTCCATGTTAAGTATATACCACTGTGATTAATATCAAACATTTTATATTTATCGTCTAATTTATCTAAATTATCAAATGCTGTTTGATGGTGGTCAATATTATAAAATTTATTATTATTTTTAATTAATTTGCGTGTAGTTTTATAATCAAATGAAAAATCACAAACAAGTATAGATGCATTTTTAATTGTTGGAGGAGCTTCATAATATGCTTGAGGCATATATGCACAGTCATTCCCTAATACTTTCCAGGCGACATAGGCAGATCCAAACCCATCAGGGCATGCTTTATGATATATTAGATGTGTAAACATTTAATATATCATAAATTCTAATATAAAATCATATATTTTCATTTTTTTTCTTCCATTCATTAAAATCCTTTAATACTTGATTTTTTTCAATTAGTACGGTATAATATCCGTTCATAATATATCTTAATGTTTTTGGTACAAATTCATGTAAATCATTTCCCTCTATCATATTATGTTTTAACGTTTTAATATAGTTATCAGTCAATTCATCATACTCAGGCGATTGTAATTTTCTAAGAGTTTCTAATAAATAGCTTAAACCATCTAGAAAATAATGTGTATCAAATTCTTCTTTTAATTGTTCGGTATTTACTGCCTTCTCAATTTCTACCAACATATCCACTCTACTCTTTAATATTAATGTTATTATATCTTTTATCTCTTCTAATAGTTTTATTATCCCAATTGAATTAATTGGCTGTATTATAAGATCTTCTTCTAATAAAAACCAAAACTGATCTTCAAGAATTCCTTTAATTTGGTTAGTAGTTTCTTTATCATATTGTACTTCTATTGGCTGTAACTTATTAAATATATCTAGCCCATCTACTTTTTTAATTTCATTCATAATTATTTCTTGATGATCTTGTGCGATTTTAATATCTTCGAGTTCATTTATATATAATTTATCATCAGATTTAGTTTGAATTTCTTGTTTAATATTGTCTAATCTATAATATTCTGAAGTTAATTCTTGAATTAACTCTATTTTATCGTTATTTTTCCATTTATTAAATTCTTGAATATATCGTTTAAAACGGTTGATTGTTTTAAATATACAAAATCGATCATTTGGGTCAAAATTATTAATATGAGTCGTAATATTATTAACAGCTTTTATTACTACATTACTGCTTTCACTTTCATGTGGTATAATTGTTTTATTATGATATTTTATTATATATATCAAATTAAATTCTTTAATTGATATATCAATTTCATATGTTTTAAGTATTCTAATAAAATTATTTATATTAAAGGCTTTATTATTTAGATATTTTAATAGTTCATCAAAAGGTAGATCCATTTTATCGCTATTTAATAATTTAAAAAAACTATAAATTTTATTTCGATGTGTTATGTATTGTACAACTGAATTCAAATTATACATATTATTCATATAATATTATTATTATTATTATTATTATATGAATAACTAAATTTAAGCGAATATAATATCTTTAATATCAGATAATAAATCAATACCATACAGCACTAAAAAAAAAGTAGAGAGTAATGCCGAAATTAAACTAATTCTCAGCATATTGGGTTTAAAATCTTTGAGTTCATCATTATCATTTGGAACTCTTAGCATGTCAAATTTTGGTGCAATTAAATATAAAAGAATAAATACACCTAGAAATATCTTGATAGAATTAATATATATATTCTCAATTATATATGCTTTAGAACTAAGTAAATTGTATTTAGTTCGCATGTCATTAAAATAACGATTCATAATTATTTTAAAATTATCAAATGCTTTATTATCTAAAGATATAATAATTGGATTATTTTCTTGAATTTTATCAACATAATCATTGTTTATATTAAATTTTAAAGGTGAAACTTCTTTATATATTTTTTCGATATCCATATATATATGAATATATTTTTAAATTTTATCTAATAAATTTATACAATTATTTTTAACAATATTAAAGTTATCTTTACTTAAATTCGTAACGGAATACCATGTATTAATCGTATCTATTATTTCATTTTTCTTAAATTTAAAATGATTCAAAATCACATTTTTAAATTCAGGGTCTGGATTTTCAATATTATCATTTATAGCCCATTTAATATTATTATATCGACGTTCATCATTATATTTAAAATTCTGGTTATTACCATTTTGTGTATTTATTGTTTTTTCATATCCTGGTTCATTAAAATAAGGATTTTCTATAAAAATAAATGATTGAATTGAAACGAATACTTGTAATAATGTTGATGTATTTGGATTCCATTTTTCACCTCCTTCGCCACTCCATGTTCCTAATAACGAAAGACATACCTTACCATTATTATATAAATTTGGATTAAATCGCACAGTTCCACCACCAGTTGTTTGTAAACTAATTTTAGGAGGTACTTCTGGATAATTGTGGGGAATAAAAAGATCAAATATATAACATCCATTTTCATAAGGTGTATCTTTTGGACCAATAATTAATGCTTTCATATTCTGTAAATTACTACTATTATATCTTATATATATAGATGAGTTGACATTCATAGGTAATGCATTATTATATGTTGCGAGTTCTTTCGTTAATTTAGATACGCATGTTTTGGAAGGAGAATCAGAATTATTTAATTCTTTATAATAATATTTAATAAATTCCGTTCCATCGCCTTCAAATTGATACTTTTTCATTTCTGTGCAATATTCGTCTAAGTTAATATCAGATTGAGACGATGTGTCAAATTTTATAATACTATCATAAAACTCGATTATTGAATTGAACATTGTTTTTCTAGCTTCTGTAATATCAGTATTAATTTTTAAATATATCATTAATTCATCAGTTAATGGTTTAATACTATGTGCCAATAATCCTAATTCATATGTAGGTAGATCAGGCCATGTTAATATTTTTAGCTCAAATAAGATATTATAGATGGTATTAAATAATTCATATGTTGTTTCTATTTCTACAAGATTAAATTGTTGAATAAAATATATTAGTACATTGAATAAATTTGAGTTAATTATAAAATTAGCAAGTGAATCCTTATTTTCACTAATACTAATTGAATCGTATAATATTTTAATCAAAAATAGATTCTGATTATTTTTTACTTTTTTCTCTTCAATAAATTTATTAATATCCCATTTATTTCTCCCACGATGTCCATATCCAATCCCAGAATTCCAATATTTTGAGTCGTCTTTATCATTTGTAACTTCTCTAATTTTGATATAATCAAGATTAATATTGCTAAAAGTCGAATTAACTAACATTATATTATTATTGTTAATAATATTTTGTATTAAAGATTCTAACTCTTCGTGTTCCATGTCAAATATATGATAAATTTTTGCATTTTCATCTAAAATTTTATGAATACCTAATATCATATTATACATTGTATTCGTTGGATTCCATGCTTCTGGATTAAAATATGATAATTTACTTATTGCAATATCTAAATTATTATCAAGTTTATTTTTAAACGAAATATTTGGCGGAAAGTAAGGATATAGATTCGGATTTAATTTAATATTCATCTTAATACCTTCAATTCCTAATTGTCCTAATTCGGTTGTTAGTTTATCATTTATGAATGACGTAAATAAGATATCAAAATCAAACATATTATCTTTAATGATTAATGTAAATTTATCATTATTATCTAATGATTGTAATTCCTTAATTATGATTTCAATGATATGTTCTTTTGTAATATGTAATTTTTGACAATCAAATCCATTCAAATCATAAAATTCATATGCTTTTTGTTTAAGTTCGTTACTATTAAAATTATAATTATCTGGAATATGTAGATTCAAATAAGGATTCCATATAAATTCATCTGTTTTCTTTATTATTCTAGATTTTTCTTTACGAAATATATAATTATCATGTTGTTCATTTACATCATTTAAATATCTAGATAAATTTTCAAGATATGAATATAAATTATTTGATCTTAATTTAATTGATTCAATTTTAGTTCCAAAATCGACACCATCCGAATGTAAATGAAATGTCTTTGTATCTAAATTACATGAGTGAAATATGTTGTTATAATAAATCATACATACTATGTTATTTTCTGAATTATTGTAGTTTATTACTTTTATATCATTATTTAAATATATTGTTTCCCAGGATAAAAGTTCACTTAAATCGGATGATAGTATCTTTTTTTGGATAATATCAACGTCCATCTTATTAAAATACTGTAATTCCATATTTGATTAATTTATAATAAAGATTTATCTATAAATCAATCAATTTATCAATTTTATATAAAAAATGTTAATATTTATTTATTGTATAAATAAATATATTTCCTAATAATAGAAAATATTAATTCAATTCGCGACCTTCAATCGCAGCCCTAACTGCAGATAATCCTTTGTCATTTAGAATCGAGTAAAGTGCATCCATTGGGGTAATCTCGCACTTTACTGTTTTCACCTCACCTGTCAATTCATCTAGAACTTCGTCCTCTTTCTTACTATCTAAAAAAATTGTCTTAAACACAGAAGGAGACCAGCCAGAAAGCAACATTGTACCCGCATTGTCTGCAGTAGTTGGGTATCCTACACTTCCAGAACGAACATTCAGGAAAATGATTGTAGGCGGTTCCATTCCAATATCTTGGAATCCTTTCTTGATCTCCGTATCTAATGGATCAGAATTTTTGTCCGCTTTATCCATCTGCATATCAGACACAATCAAGAACTTCTTAGGTACTTGATCATGTGGAATCTTCTTCGTGACGATCATTTTAAGGATCATACCCATTGCTTTCTTAAAATCAGTACTAAATCCAACATCTGCACCTTGTAGAGAAGAAACCTTATCAACAAATGTAAGTGCACCTGATAGATCGTGCCAGGTGGGGTCTGTAGAAAATGTCATAACTAAATCCTTGAAGGAGCTAGATGTTAATTGAGAGCATAGTATTCCCATTGCGATGGACACTTTTATTGGGAGAGCATCCTCCCACATCATTGATCCTGAAACATCCGACATACAAATAATATCTGTATTCCCTTCCGGTATAGCAGTCTGAATCTGTTCTTTGACACTATTAAGAAGATCTCCCCATTGTGCGTTAGTAAGCTTTTTTTTGGCAGTAGATGGCCGATTTAGAGCTTTGTTAACAAGTTCATGTGGATGAAGTTGTTTACCATTTATCTTTCGGCCACTCACAATATGTTCCAATATATTGTTACGACAGGCAATACGATCTTCGTTATCTGGATAACGATTTCCAGTTTCTTCTTCTGTTCCAATTGGATCTTGATTGAGTTTCTCATTCAGAAGTGCATCCATATTTTTCGAGAAGCAGTTAGATGTAATCTTTGCGACGTTGATCTTCGAAAACTCTTGCGCGCACATCTTAACTTCTGGGACTTCCAATTTCTTTCGCAGAGATGTTACAAGTTTGCGATAGTCGGCCTTGCTCTTGCGCCAGTGTGCTGAGACTAATTTCTTATCTGCATCAGTTTTGCAAGGCAATGAATTCAAATGCGGATACATCTTTTTGCAGGTCTCCGATACTGCATTTAAATGTGTATCAAATTCAGTGCCTTCAGATGCAGCCCACTTTGCACAAAAAGAAAGCTGGGGTATCTCTCCCGTGCTTTCAGCACGAATCATAATGTTTAAATCAATAAAAAGTTGATCAGCAAACATGCTCCATATCTTTGGAGCAAATGGGGAATAGTCAACGCCATTGACGGGACTACACTTAATATTCTTCAAAAGAAGAAGAAAATCCTTCCAGTATCCATATTCTGGAATCAAACTCAAGAGATCAATCATGGTGGAAGGATAATATTCGTATAATATCTTATACATGGTGTAAAAAATCTTTTTTTCACCCTTACCTCCTCTATTCCAGCGTGTCTGAAAAAGAAG